TAATGTGGCGCAATATCTTTTTGGTTCCGGCGGGACTGCCGGAAATTCCATTTTGATAGACCAAAGAAACTACTACAACACGATCATAGGTAATGTTTGCGACGGTTCCGCGACCTATCACATATATGTGTTTTCAAATTCCTCGTTCAATACGATTGTAGGCAACACATTAAATCGTGCCAATCTGGGTTCCATTAAGATCGAAAGTTTGTCTGACGGCAACACACTAGACAATAATATTTGCACGAACGTAGTAGACGCAACTGATCCTTTCGAAGGCGGCGCGGCGACTGCTGCTATTCGCGTTAAAGCGGGCTGTTCTGGAAACATCATAGGCCCGTCAAATATTTTTGCAGCCCTTTCTGGCGTGGCAATAGTGGATGGCCAGGCGTCCCCGCGTCAAGGATACCTGACAAAACTGTCGGTAAACTCTAACACCAATTATCAGACTTCCACTGTCCAAGGTAATTCTGGGCTTATTACCAGCGATTTTGTTCCAAACACGACAGGCACAGCCGCCACGCTTTCCCTTGGGGCGGCGACAGGCAACACTTTCGGTCAGCTTAATATCGGCGTCGCGGGCGATAGTGCCGTAGGGCACCTTGCTTTGATGCGTTTTGGTGGCAGTGTTGCAGTAGGGCGCACTGCCCCTGCGTCCGGCGCTTTGTTTGAAGTGAACGGAAATATTGTTGCGAACATACCCAGCGCAGCACCCACGCTCGGCATTAACAATGACATGAGTTTTCAACTCGTAAGCAATACGCAGTTGAGAATTTTGGTTCGTGGTTCAGACGGAACAACACGTAGTAATACGTTAACATTAAGCTGATGTAGAAATATAGCTTGCAATGGCAGATAAAAAAATCTTGGCTCTTCATATTTCCAAGCAACATACTTTGTTTGATAGGACTGCATCATGTCTTTAACCAAAGCTACCTACTCCATGATCGAAGGCGCTCCGGTCAATGTGCTGGATTACGGTGCTGTGGGTGATGGTACGACTGACGACACGGCTGCTATTCAGGCGGCAGTTACTGCGGCTAGAGCGCAGGGCGGACAGTCGCGCAAACTTTATTGGCCTCGCGGCACTTATAAAATTACCAACACAATTACGTTTGGCACAAATCAGTATATTGATTTTGACCCCGGCGTAACCGTAAATTTTGTTGCGGCTGACCCGTTAAACACCCCGCTGTTTGTCGCCGCAAATCAGTCAGAAGTCTATCTATACGGCAATGGAGCGGTCATAAACGGTACGCGAGGGTCTGTGGCAGGCCAAGGAAGCGGAACCGCTTTTTTTATGTATGGCACTGACAACATTGTAATTCGCGGGTTTATCATCAATGATTTTGCGACTGACGGCATTGAGATAACAGGCGACAATACTGGAAGCGGTCCCTGCACAAATGTGCTGATTGAAAATTGCACTGTAAATAACTGCCGCCGCAACGGCATGTCGATCATTTCTGTTATCAATTGCACCGTAATTGGCGGTTCGTACACAGGCACCAATGGCGCGTTGGGTGGGCCTTGGGCCGGAATTGATGTTGAACCAAATCAAGATTGTTTTCTTGAAAACGTCAATTTGATTGGTGTTGGCACAGGAAACAATGACGGCGCCGGCATACAGTTTACGCCTGGACAGCTAGGCCAAAATACCGAAAGGCGCTTTAACGTCAATGTTACCGGCGGTCGTTCTGTCAATGACGGTGACTTGGTTGGTGTGTCAGGTTTGTACTTTGCGAATGGCGGAACGCTTATCAACAAAATCTTTGGCGAAGTTGTCGTTCGCGGATTTACAGTTGAAAACCCAAAATCACGCGGCGTAAATTTCCGTGAATGGGAAGAGGACAAAAATCCCCGCGTCATTCTTGAAGATGTTACTGTTTATAATCCAGACGCTACTAGTAGTGCCGTTGCATTGGCCGACAGAAGCGCATTCGTCATGCGTTTGGATAGCGGTCAGACGTCAACTACGCTCGGCAACATTATCATGCGAAATTGTTTGGCTGAAGACACGCGCAGCCCCGCCCGCATGGTTTGGGGGATGCTGGCTTCATCTGACGCAGGTAAGGAAGTCAAAAACGTCACGGTTATTGACCCTCAGTCGATAAATTTTACCGCGAGCAATAAATTTGATATTTATACGGCCACCTCAGAAGGGGCGGGCACAAGCAATGCCTTTGATGTTTTCTATACCAAGCCGCTTCCGGTTGACATTGGATTTTCTCAATCAATTGCTGGCTTCGGCGGCAAACGCGTTAACGCAACGGCTTCTGGAATTACATTGACATTGCCTGCGGCATCAAACTGCAATGGTTTGGCATACGAAATTGAAGTTGAAACCGGTGTCAACAGTGTGACTGTGGCAGTTCAAACGGGCGATACAATTCTTGGTGAGGTCGGCGTTGTCAGCACAGGTTTAATTTTAGACGCAGGTGGCTACCTCCGCTTGCGGTCGCGGGGTAGCGCGAGTTGGACTATCGAGGCATTGACAGGGTTATCCCGCATCCCCGGAACCGCTTCTGAGCGTAAAATTCAGTTCAACAGCGCCGCCCCTACAACTGGAACTTGGCAGCAAGGTGATGTTGTTTTTAATTCCGCCGCAACTTCAGGGCAGCCTAGGGGCTGGCAATGCACAGCTAGTGGCGCACCCGGCACATGGGTTTCTATGGGCAATTTGTAACTGCCCGCTAACGAGATTGCCAGACTGCATCAAATGATTAGGTGATTACTGTGAACCAAGAGAATGTCCTGACTGTCAAAATAGATATGCTTCACAGTGACGTGGTTGATATGAAAACCGCGTTGAATGAATTATCGAAGGCAATCACCAAGCTGGCTCTTGTTGAGGAACGCCAGGCGCAGACTGCCGATGCCTTGGAGCGTGCGTTCAAAGCTATTGGCAAGATCGAAGATCGGCTTTCCGCATTGGAATTGGCTGCACCAAAGGCAAAAGAAACGAACGCTTGGGTAGATAGATTCATTTTAGCTTTGATTGTTGCGATAATGGGCTTTATTGGGACAAAGCTCGGAATTTTATAAAAAGCATAATGGGTCGTCGCAGCCCGTAAATTTGATGGGTGTGCATTATAGTTAACTCATATTTTGAGGTGATTGATGCCCTATGTCGATCCTAAACTTTTTGACTTTTGCGACACCGACAGACAGCGCGAAATTTTAAGCCTGATTGATGAATTAGGCAGCGGTAAATTAGTAGCTGATCGGCTGGGCGCTCATCGCTCAATGCCGCACAAAATCTTAAATCGAGTCAAAAGAAACGCAGCGCGTCGGGGTTATTCTCCCGATCACGATATGGTGCGACCAGTGCCTGAAGGCTATTTGGTCAAAGGCGTTTCGACCTATTACGATAGCGAAGGCAAGGCGCGAGGCCAGTGGGTTAAATCCAGCATTGACGCCGATAAGCAGCTAGAGATTATCCGTGGCGCTGTCGAAAACATTATCGAGACTTCGCAGGGCGTTTTTGATCCCATTGAGCCGCCGCCTTCTTGCGATGCTGAGTTGCTTACCGTTGTTCCAATGGGGGATCCGCATTTCGGCTTGATGACCTGGGCGAAAGAGGTTGGCGAAAACTTCGATCTGCGCATTGCCGAGCAAATGACATTTGACGCAGTTGACAGGCTCTGCGTGCAAGGCCCTAGTTCAGAGACTGCTTTGCTGCTGAACCTTGGGGACTACTTCCACGCTGACAATGCCAGCAACAGAACGCCACAGTCTGGCAATAACCTTGATGTGGATGGACGCTTTCAGAAGATAGCCGAGGTTGGCTTGCTGGCAATGGTGCGCTGCGTCCGTCGCTTGCTTGAAAAGCACAAGAAGGTGATCGTGCGCAATAATCGCGGCAATCACGATCCGCACCAGGCATTTATGCTATCGCTGTGCCTGTCTGCATGGTTCCGTGACGAACCTCGCGTTCAGGTGGATACATCGCCAAGCGGATTCTTCTATTACCGTCATGGTCGGGTATTGATCGGCTCAACACACGGTGACGGAGCCAAGCTGGCTGATCTTCCTTTGCTGATGGCTACCGACGCGCCTAAAGATTGGGCAGAGGCTGATTTCCGTGTCTGGCATTGCGGACACTTTCACCACGACCAGCTTAAGGACTATCAGGGTTGCACAGTGGAGACGCATCGAACGCTTGCGCCTAATGACGCTTGGCATCGCTATCAGGGCTATCGGTCTTTCCGCGACATGAAAGCTATTGTATACCATAAAGAGTTTGGCGAGATGCAACGTATCCGCTGTGGTGCAGAAAGGCTGACAGCATGAACAGCAACTTTGACGAAGCCTTGAAACTCGTTCTGGCTCACGAAGGCGGATATGTGAACGATCCGCATGACAGGGGCGGCGAGACTAATAAGGGCGTTACCAAGGCGGTCTATGACGCCTATCGCAAGACCCGTGGACGTCCGATCCAGTCGGTCAAGTTCATCACCGAGGATGAGGTCAAGGCGATCTACAAATTCCAATACTGGGATCGAGTGCAGGGAGACTTGCTGCCTCGCGGCCTTGACTACGCCATGTTTGACTATGCGGTTAATTCTGGCGTCGGTAGGGCGGCGAAGCATTTGCAGGGCGTCATTGGCGTACCTGCGGATGGCGTTATAGGGGCGATCACGCTTTCAGCCATAAGATCGCCAGTTAATACGATTAACGCGCTATGCGACCGTCGTATAAGCTTCCTGCGTAATTTGGATACATTCTGGCGCTTTGGTCGTGGTTGGACGCGCCGCGTTGCTGAGGTCCGAAAACACGCTCTGGACATGGCAGAATGAAACTGCCGCCGATCTTGACGCCAGACGGTCGCAGGGCTTGGGCTTTCCTCGCTCTGCTCGGCGGCAGCATTGTCATGACGGTGTTTGCGGCGGTTGGCGTCTATATTGTACGCAAAGATAGCGGACTTTCTTTCTGGCTGGCTATGGCGGCCCATGTGCAGATCATTGTCGGCATGACTGGATTCGGGGCGCTTCTGTACAAACGCACGATCAAGGCTGGTCGGGATGGTGTAGAGATTAGCGATCAAGGGGATAGTGATGTTTAACCCATTCAGTGCGCTAACGTCCAAGGTCTATGGCGCCTTGGCTATCCTCTTTTTAGGGCTGGCCCTAATCCAGACAGCACGGATCGAAGGCTTCCTCTTTTGGGATGGGCTTTATGAGCAGCTTGGTGATGCGCGGGATAAGGTAAAGGAATATGAAGCCGCGATAGCCGCTGCGACAAAGTTGGCCCAAGAGGAAAAAGCACGCATTGAGGCGGAGAATGAAAGGAAGGCAAAAGATGCTGCGGAACTGGAAAAGAAACTGCGCGCTGATTATGACAGCCGTCTTACTCGCTGGCTGCAAAACAATCGACGTGCAGCCAACAACACCAATCTGCCCGAAACCAGCAAAGCCCCCGAAGGAACTGCTGGAGCCAGTTCCTCTGCCGTCATTCCTGAAGACTTTGCCCTAGTCCCAATTGCGGATCTAGAACTGAGCGCGCAGGCTTTTGCTAAACTGGAGGCGCTCCAGGCTTGGGCGCGGGAGGTGTCAAGTGCTGATTAAAATCATCAAGAACGATAGGCACCTTGCCCAGAACGGCCCGACTGGAATTAAGATCCACACTGGCACACGATACTTTGCTGCCGTCCTGCTTCAGGAATGGTACGAGTTTACTCGCTATGCTTTCTGGTTCTGGGGCGTCCCTGCGGCGCTGTGGGTTGCTGCATGGGGCGGATATGCCCTTGGTCTTGATGATGCGCTGTGTGGCGCTCTGGCAGCGTCTGGCGTGGCATTCATGCTGGCTGTTACGCTCCGCCTGATTCCATTTAACTTAGATGATCGGGAATTGACCGGCCAGGCTATTGAGATTGCCGCGATCAAGCTGTTTTACAAACGCGAAAATATGGAAAGCGAATATCGGATACAGGCTCGATCAATGATCCGTTCTGACAGCCCTTATGTCGCCAAGGGATATTGGTCTGACATAGATCCGATTGATCCTAATCTGTACACAAACGAAGATGCAAGGGTGGGGACATATCACCCCAGTATCGAGCGCATGGTTTCGCGGTTAAAACTGCGCCAGCCTTTTGCTGAACGCTATGTCAAAGCCAATTGGACGCGACTTGTTAAATGGAAGCCGTTGGGTGAAAGTGATCGAGGATATTAATTACTCCTCGATCACTTCCTCACGATTAGCCAGCACTTCCCGCTCCGCTTGTGTCAACCAGTCTTTGACATAGGTTCCACGATCAAAAGCGCCGTTCAAGACAGCACGTTCTATAACAATGCCAGGGCGTCGGTTTTCAATAGCCAGTTCACGGGCGCGTATGATTATGCGGTCTGTCATTTACCAAACGCCATCAAGTAAACAGTGAAAACAACGAGCGCCGCCGATCCGTAATATAGGATAGCAAGGGCAAGATCGTTGACGGCCATAGGTTCCTTGTTCATTTCCCGAAGCCTTCTTCCCAAAGTTCAATCGCTCGGACGGCAATACTTTCAATGTCCGCATGGTCGATTACGAATCCTGCGTTGCGCACTGTCTCACGCGCACAAAGCAGCTTACGATCCACTGGTTGCTTCTCGTGTTTTGCTATCATGTCGCAGAGAGCGCGGAACGAGCCACTGACCTGATATAAGTCGAGTATCCAGTCGATTCTGCGGCACCATGTATCGGACCGCTTCGCAGCTTCGAGCAGAACCCAATCGGGTGGTGTTTCTGTGGTCATGGTTGCTTCTCCAGTGCTGCTTGGCGAATCACGTTTCATCATTGGGAACGGTGCGGACGGTCGGAGCATTACGAACACTGCTAACATCGCTGCAAAGAACTTCAGCAATAGTTTCCATATTGCTTTCTGGAATTATCGCAGTTTTCGTCCCAATCTTTCGCTCTGTTTCCTGCGTGCCATCTCGAAAATAAAAGGTAGTTTGGATCGAATAATAGGTGCGCGCCACGCAATTGACGGAATACAGCGTTCTGGAGCCTGACACGGTTTTATAATCGTCGCCATTGTCCATCTTCACCCATACTGGCGCGTTAGTGTGATATGATCGGCCTTTCAAAAGATCGGCGCTTAGGGCGTAAATATCCGTTCCCTTGTCGGTTGTTGAAATATACGTCCAGGTGTCGGACAGGGTTTGCGAATATGCTGCTGATGGCCACAGAAGAGCGCAGGCAGTTAATAGAGTTGTAAACTTACGCATTGCATTTCCTCTCATGCTGCTATGTCTATGATACCGCGTGCCTCACATGCGCGGCGTAAATTGTGCGGCTGGAAACCCCAGACACGTCCTGCAATGTCAAATTGACGGCAAAGACTGCGAATCTCCTCATCAAGCTGGCGCTTGCGTGCAGTGACGCGATCAAGCTCTTCAAACGCCACTGCGGCCTTTTGGAGAATTTCAAGCTCTTGAGTCTGATCAACCATTGCCTTTCTCCTGCACGGCCCGTTCAAGCATGATGTGGATCTGGGCGCTCACTGAACGCATATCTGCCTTCGCCATCTCGGTAATTTTAGCACGAAGATCGCTGGACATTCTGACGGTGACATATTCTTTTTTCATGATTGATCCTTAAAAATTCCAAGGCGTAGCGCCTAATGATTGCGCGACTTTACGGGCTTCGCGTTTGCCCAAAACTTCATAGCTTTCGAGATATGTGCGCTGACCATTGACGATCCGCGTAATGTCGAGCGTATCCGCACCAGATTTGCGGCCTTTGGTGAATTCAGCAGCAAGCATTATTTGCCTCCCTTGGAAAGTTCGTCATAAACCACGACCGACATGCAGAGGATGATTCCCAGCAGGATAAAAGCTTCTATCGGCATTTGCGTTCTCCTTATGCGGTTGCCCATTGCAGCTTACGTGCTTCATCAAGGCTTGCATCTTCATGGCAAATGACTTTGCCCAAATATGCGCCTTCGCCATAAAGACCGAAGTCAGCCCAATATTCAAATTCAAGGGCCGTGCCGCATCCGTTGAGCGATCCGTCAGCGTTGTGAATTTCGTAAACTGCAATCATTTTGTGTCTCCTTGTTGCTATGTGGTCAGAATAATTACCTTCACACATATTGCAAGAGAAAAGTTCGCACAAAATAATTATTTTACATTTATGCCAATCGCGGACAGAATTGCGTTTCCGATAAGTTCTGGAATGTGCGGGACTACGGCGTTTCCGAGGGCTGAAGTTCTGTCCATCCGATTGGGAATCCCATCACTTCCTCTGCAAAGTCCGGATGCAGATAGATCGGATCTTCTGGCCCATTCCGAAGCCCTTCGGACATTTTCGCTCCACGAAATTCTGTAGAGCCTCGAAAACGCTTCTTGCCAGCGCCCTTCGGTTCGTTCTTTCCCAGGGTAGGCAATAATCCACACCCGGTCGCGAGTGTGAGGCAAGCCAACGTGTGAAGCTGGTATGCAGTGCCATTCCGCATCATACCCGACCGAGGCCAGCGTCCCAAGAACGGCATCCATTCCTCTACAAAGCAACGCTCCGACGTTTTCCAGGATGACGATTGAAGGTCGTAATTCGCCAATAAGACGGGCGACTTCAAAGAATAATCCACTTCGTTCGCCGGCCAGCCCCAGACCTTTTCCTGCAACGCTAATGTCTTGGCAGGGGAATCCGCCTGTAATAACGTCAACGGCAATTCCATCGGCAGCAAGTCGCTCTGCGGTAAGCTCGCGCACGTCTCGGTAGCATGGGACGCTGGGCCAATGCTTTGCAAGCACTCGCCTGGGGAAGTCTTCAATTTCGCAGAAGGCGACGGTTTCGAATCCGCCTGTTCGTTCAAGGCCAAGACTAAATCCTCCTATGCCAGAAAAAAGGTCCAATACCTTTAATTTCATTTTATGCTTTCAATCGTTCGCTGGGATTTGTCCGACCAGCGCACGCCATGTTTCGCGCCATATTGGAACAGAAGCTCTATTAATGCGCTAAATTGCGACTTCGACAACGTGCTGGATCTCTGACCGCAGGGAAACATTCCAGCGCCTTCCAGTTCTGGCAGAAAGCGCATCTCCTGGCCCAATGCGTGCAGAAAGCGTAATTTCATGTCATCGGCTGAGAATGTGGCTGTCTCTGGAACCTGCGCCTGTATGTCTGCGATCAGGGGCCACATAAGGCGATTCTGTTCTTGCGTGCGGGTTTCTTCGCCTATCGTCATGACATAGCCTTGTGGGGCCTGATAGATAAGACTGGCGGCTCGATCTCGGTGCGCCTTCGATACCAGCTTGATCGTGCGCTTATCCATCACGCGCCCTTTCCAACTCACTCCGCTTCGGGCTGGCTTTCACAAATGCTCGTGCAAGTTCTTTCATGTCGATGCCGTGCTTTGTCTCGAAAGACTGCTCACCGATCCTATGCTGTTCCGAATGGCAATCGCGGCAAAGACTGATAGTCCAGTAATCGCCAGGCTTTAACCCCATCCCCCCGTTCGTTCCCGTTCTGACGTGAGCAACCTCGATATGATCATAGGTCTGACACACGCAGCAGGCATGGGAGCGAACGAACTTGCAATGCGCTGGCGATACGAACCGCTTGGGACGCTTTGCAGCTTGTGGGCGACGGGGCGGCAGCATCTTAAAGACCTAGTGCGTCTTTATAGGTTTCGAGAACGGCTTCCCATTCCTGGCGGACATGGGTTTCCATGCGGCGCAGCTTTACGATCTGGCGCATAACCTTCACGTCAAAGCCGCTTGATTTGGCTTCGGAATAAACATCCTTAATGTCTTCCGACACTCCGCGCTTTTCTTCCTCAAGGCGTTCGATGCGCTCAAGAAGCAATCGGAGCATGTCTGCTGATACGTTCATTATCTTTTCCTTCCTCAAAATGGGACTGAATCGTCGAGATCCGAATCGTCCATATTGAACGAATCGCCCGATGTTGTCGGCTGCGGTGTGCCACCTGATCGGCTTTGCGGATCGACGGTCTGTGCATTGATTTGCAGGTAGGTCTTGCCGTTATGCTCACGGGTGGACAATTCACCGATCACGGTGATCTTGGTTCCCTTTAGAACCATTTCTGCCAGCTTGGGGCTGGAGTTCCATTTCGTCACATCAAACCAGAGCGTTTCCTTCTTATCGCCCCAGCCCACTGATGCGCCCACGGAAAAGCTAACGAAACCTTTTCCGCTTTGCCCTTCCTTATAAACTGCATCCTTGCCGACATTGCCGACGATGGTTGTGATAACTGTCATTATACTGCCTTTCTATAAATAGCTTCTAGTTCTGCGACGGTTGTCGCAATCTCATCAAGGAATCCAATCGCGGCGCTTTCGATCTCCGCGATCAAGTCATTGTCCCGATCAACCCGCTGAATGTGCAATTGCATTTCAACAGGCATTCGCGGATCAAAGCTAACGAAGTCGCACCAATCTCTTTCGGTGCAAGCCATCTGCCATTGCATCTGCTTGATGTATTTGTCGGGGATCTCGCCGCCGCGCAGTGTGGTGATATGCGTTGCGGTATTCGGGCATTTGATCTCGACCAGTCCATCATCGCCCACAAAGCCATCAGGAGACGCACCAGACCATGCCAGGCGGGGATGCAGAACGAATGGGGCTTCGATAACCTCAACGTCCTGCATGAAGCCGTAGGCGGCTCTAGCGGCTGCTTCTGTGTCTATTCCATGCTGCATCGCTGCGCTTGTGAATCCAGATTCCGCAACACCTGTCAGGCGCTCTGCAATAAGCTGGGCGGCATAGTTTGCCCTAGACGCGCCCCAGCCTTTCTGGGTGCGCGCCATCATATCGGCAATGCGTGAAGCGGTAAGATGGCCGCAGCGTTGTGCGAACCATTCTGTTGTGCGCTGCTCGATCATTCTTTCTCCCCCTTGGCTGCCAGTTTGGTTTGCAGGCTTTTTTCTGCATGAGCGAATTTGTTTGCAGGCAATTCCGGCAGCGATTCGATCTCGTAATATTTGCAGAATGCCACGATGTTCGATCCGCTGGCTTCGATCAGCGTGCGCAGCGTATCGCATTGCGTCTGGTTGATCGGTTCAAAATGCTTCACCAATTTGACGGCAGCATTTCCATCATCATCTTCGGGCGCGATCCCGAAGGCAGCCATCAAGCCATAACGGCGGCAATAGGTAAGGGCGCTACCGAATCCGTGAGCGTCTTGCTTTGATGCGCGGATAAAGCATTTGCCGCCGCTCTTTTCCTCTCCGCTTATATGCAGATAAAAGGTTTCAACGCAGGCTCCCTGTTCATGCTCAATCGTTTCTTGGCGATACCAGAGACCGTGTTTTACAATGGGGCGGATCGCTTCGATCACGTTGCCAAGATCGGCATATTTTGACCGAAACGCCGGGTTGTTTTTATCCTTCGAAGCACTGTCAACTTCTGGAAGTGCCTTAGCCAAAGCGGTTATAATCTCTTTCATATTAAAGTCTCCTGTTCTGCTTTCCATTCATTCCACTCTTGCTGCGTCATATCATCAGCATCATCTAGGCTTTTCCAGTTGGCGCCATATCTGCGCGCCATTTCTGCATCCCATTCCCGATTGCTGGCGTTAAGCCAAAATTCCACACTAACAGGCTCGACGGCTTTGGCCGTTATCCGATCAATTCTTTCCAGAAGACGGGCAAACTGCTGTAATCCTCCGTTCATGACTGCACTCCAAAAGCTTTGTTGATACGTTCGATGCGCTCGGCAAGATCGGCTGACATTGGCCGCGCCTTAAGACGCTCAATCAATGCGCGCTCTTCGTCGCTGGTTTCTGGATTATCAAAGTGCGGGTAAATGACTTTTTGCATTTTTGCCTCCGTTGTTGTTGCCCCCACTTTACGCACATTTTTCAGTGCTGCAAGCGTTATCTGTTGCATCATGCAAATAAAGTGCTTGATTGATGGTGTCAGATAGGCATAATGCCTCCCCATGAACATTTACACAGAACGCAAAGCCCTAGGGTGGACACAAGCGCAGTTAGCTGAACAGCTTGGCGTGCATCACTCTATCATTTCACGCATGGAGCGCCAGGAGATTCCGATCAACCTGCGCACGCTGATTGCCTTGGAAGTGATATTCAAAAGGGCAAAAGAGCAATGACCTCCTCCCCCACTGGTTTAGACGCATTTCCCAGTGGGAACCTAGCTACTGTGTCGGCTTCGTTCGATGCAGTAGCCTTTTATCCGCCGCGCCATGTAACTGGCGCATTGCTTCAGAAGATGGGCTTTGAATTTATCCGGCCCGACCAGATCAAATCACAATGGAAAATAATTCATAAGGAGAAACCATGATTAAGATTTTATCCCGCTGGCTCAAGCCTAAGCAAGCCCGTGATAATGACGGACGCTTCCTACCCAGCCGAGTTGCTGCACGCAAAAAGGCAATGCAGATCGCCAAAGAAATGGGCCGTCAAGATCTTTTGGAAAGGCTTCAGGCATGATTTACGAATCACCATCGACGCCAATCGCACTGGCTCGTTATCTCGCAACGTACATAAGCGATGACAGCACGATCCTCGCTCATGTTCGCCACCGCTTCGGCGTTACTTTGTCAAGGGTTGACATGGCTAAAATGCGTGCATCGCTGCCGAAGAAGTATCTGCCAGGTCAGGGGAACCCGTCAGGCTGGGACTTCAAGCGTGATCGAAGCTTTCGTGGTCACGTTCGTCGCAGAACAGACGATCCGTTGCTTGCCGCGCTGGCATCTTACCACTTGAAGCACAGCAAGCTGAAGCCGCACGAAATTGAATATTATAGGAGGTTGGCAAAATGATTGGAGAACTATTTTTTGCAGCAGCCTGCGTATTGGCAGGCTGGGCCGCTGTCGATAGGCTGCGCAGGCGCAAAGGTGAGCCTAATATTGACTGCGTATTGGCGCGATGGAGTGCGCAAATCGAGGTGGTAGAAAAAGCCTTCAAAGACATGGCAGATAGCCAGTCACGCCTTGCAGATGCGCTGGCAGCCAAGAACGAGCGTTTAGAACGCATTGCGGCGCAAGAAACTCCAGGAGCCAATGCCACTGTAAAGCGCATGGCGGCAATCGCCCGTGGTGAAGCATGAACATGTTTCCCAAATGGTATTTGCCGCCTCATATCGAGCGCCGCAGACGCAACAGTGGCTCGGCAGTGGTCACAGCGGTGATGAATGAATTTAACATCGACAAGCAATCACTGACCAGCCCCAGCCGATCAAAGAAGCCTGTAAGGGCTAGGCAGGTCGCCTGGTATGTGATGAGCCGCAACTGTGGACATATGTCCTACTTGCAGATGGCGAAGATGCTGGGCCGCACAGATCACAGCACAGCCTTTCATGGCGTGCGTGTTGTTGAGAGCCTGATCGAGAGAGACGATGAATTCGCCGCAGCGGTCGAACGGGTGGAGAGAGCTTTGCGTGACTAAATATTTCGCCAAGAAAACCGCCTGCACGAATGGGCATCTTCATGCCTCAAAGCGTGAAGCCAAACGTTGCGATCAACTGCACAGATTACAGCAAGGCAGGGAGATCGAGGGTTTGACCATTGAGCCGAAGTTCGAGTTTATGGTCAACGGCAAGCCCCTCAAAATGGGCAACGGACGGGTGGCAAGCTATCGACCCGACTTCACCTATATGGAGCGTGGGAAGCTTATCGCTGAAGACGTGAAGGGCTTCGTCGTTCGAGACTTTCCCCTGCGTGCTGCTTTGTTTAGGCATCTGTATCCTGACTGGGAACTGAGATTGACTTAAAGCGCATTTTATGGTTAGTGGGGCGGGCGGGGAGCGTTAGAGAGGCATCGCTCAACCCGCCCTAAACAACGCCTAGTTAGGAGGCATTGAGTATGTTGAGTAATACACGCCACAAAACCATAACGCAAGGCATTGTGTTATGAGTCGGCACAGCTTCGATCCAGAGGTTGCCGCCAAGGTCGGTTTGAACGCCGCCGTTATCTTCCAAAACATTGTTTGGTGGGCTGAAAAGAACGCAGCCAACAACAAGCATTTTCACGATGGCTTGTGGTGGACGTATAACAGCGTTTCGGCATTCGCTGACCTATTCCCCTATCTGACTGGAAAGCAAATTCGCACGGCTTTGACCAAGCTGGAGGACGATGGTTTGCTTGTCAGCGGATCTTTCAACAAGTCTGCATATGATCGGACAAAATGGTATGCGCCGACTTGCCCTATTGGAAAATCCGACTTGCCCAAACGGTCAAATGAAAATGACCAAGAGGGCAAACCTATACCAGATATAAACACAGATGATAAACTTAATAAAAATATAAGGGCGCATGAAATGCCAAATTATTGGCGTCCAACCAATTTTGATCCGCATACCAAAACTGCGCATATCATCGCTGAATGGACGCCAGAAGAATATCTAACAACGCTGGAACACTTTGAGCAGCATCATCGTAGTAAGGGCAGCAAATTCAAAGACTGGCAATCAGCCTGGGGGACTTGGGTTCTCAACAGCGCAAAATATAAAGGCAAGACCAATGCACATATCAGCAGCAGTCAAAACAATTCTGCAAGCAACAGAAAACAAGCCGATGGCTTCCTCTCTGTCCTCCGCGAAGTCGGAAATCGAGAGGATGCTTTCCCAACCTTTGATGACGATGGAGGAATGCGACAAGCTTCGCCAGCTCGCCTTATCGCTCCCCGCTGAAGCGGATCTGGCAAGTCCGCAAGAGATTGCTCGGCAGCTTGAATTCATCGCAGCAACCCTGCCAGCTAAAAACATTGATGAGGCAACAGGGCAGAAGCGGTTCGCGGTGTACGTTCGATTGCTCAGCGGATATAGCAAGGAAGCTTTGTCCTACATGACCGAGAGGGCTTGCCGCGAATTAGATTGGTTCCCAACGCCGCGCCAATGCCTAAGCTTCTTGGGTGAATATCGAACGGCTCCGACGCGCAAAGATCGAGCCTTGCGCAAGTGCGAAGACTTCACGCAATCGGTATTTGATCAGTTCGTTGCTGATTTACGCGATGGCCCAGTTGATCAATCTGTGATCGACGCAAAGCCGGAACGCTGGAAACGCATTTGCGTAGAGACTGGTTTGCTACGTCGAGAGGGTGAGGGATATGTCCAGAGGCTCCGCAAACCCGAATAGCCGCACAAAATTCCTGATAGACCTAGACAGATGGAAACGAGGCAAAATGTCAAAGGCTGCTTTACGCGATAACTGGAAAGCCGGCGTTACCCAACAGACGCCTGGGCGAAGTTCTACCTTCAGCACTATGGGGT